CAAAACCATGGAATGCTCATGTTAAAGACAAGCTAGAAAATAGATTACATCGTGAAATATGCGACGGAATATTAACAGTAGAAGAAGCACAAGAAGCGATTAAGATAGATTGGATTAAAACTTATTGTGAAAAATATGACGATATGCAAGAAGATTGCGCTTCATATCTAAAGGAAAACAATAAATGAAAATAGACGCAGAACTTTTTGATTTATGTAGAGAATTTATTAAAGAAAACAAAATTCGATCTTCTGAAGACGTTGAAAATTATAGCGAAGAAACACAGCAGTTATTAGAACAAATTTGTGATCTTATTGGTTATTATGATCACGACGACGAGATTGATCAAGAAGAACTAGATTTTGATGACTGATAAATATCCCAAAGGAGACTTTGGGAATGTGGATATACAAAGGTGAAGAATTTAAAGATATTGATCATTATGTGGGGTTTGTCTATATTATAGAGAATTTGACAAATCATAGAGCATACGTTGGAAAGAAATTATTCTATTTTACTAAATCTAAACAGATAAAAGGTAAAAAGAAAAGGTTCAAAGTAGAATCTGATTGGAAAGATTATTATGGTTCTAGTGATGTTCTTAGCGAACATGTTAAAACATTAGGTAAAGATAATTTCAGAAGAACCATTCTAAGATTATGTATTTCAAAAGGCGAAATGACCTACTTTGAAGCTAAATACCAATTCGAGTATGGTGTGTTAGAATCAGATAAATGGTATAATTCTCACATTATGGCTCGGGTACACCGTAAACATTTAACATTTTTGAAAGAGGTGCAAAATGGCTAATATCACTGATCCAGTTACCCCATTCTATAAGGATTATCTAAAGAGAGATCCTGACGCAGAGGGTTTCCTATTCTGGACTAATGTTTTTTATAAGGCTTTGAACGAAAGAGGTCTTGCTGCTGCTCAGGATGTTCTTCGCGAAGGTTTCATTAATTCGCCTGAGTATAAGTCTCTAGCTGCTTAAAATAATCGGCGGGAGTAATTCTCCCGCTTTTTTAATTTGACAAATTTGTAAAATGAATTATAATATGATTGTTGAATGGAGGTAAATATGGCTTGGCCACATAAAAATCGTCCTCGTAAAGGACGTCGTAAAATTGGTTCAAATAAACGTAAAGCCCGTAGATTGAAGGGCAGAAAAAAGAAGTAATATATAATGAAAAAATTGATCTTTGTTATGCCTTTTCTTTTTCCAAACATTGCAGCTGCTGGGTTTATAGATGATCTATTTGGATCTTCTGCTACTCAGCAGACTGTTCAAAGAAAAGGTCGTCATTCCAAAACAATAAATAACTATTCCACTGGGCATCATCATAATGCTTCGTGGTATAACGACCGAAGCGGACGGACAGCTTCGGGTATGCGTCATCATTACGGTGTTGCGCATAGAACTCTACCATTTGGAACAACTGTTTGTATTCACAATCCGTCAAATGGTAGATCATTAGAAGCCGTTGTAACTGATAGAGGGCCATTCGTCAAAGGTAGAACAATAGACGTAAATCAAAACGTGGCTCGTGCCCTAGGATTCTCCGGAACAGCACATCTAAACTTTAATCCGTGCTGAGGGTTGGTTACACATAAAAGAAAGGTAAATATATGAATAAGATTATCCTAGCTGCGACGACAGCAGCTGCAGTATTTGCGATGAGCAATATAGCAGAAGCAAAAGTTCGTCATAGCAAGAATACTCAGTATTCAACAAATCTAGAAGAAGACTACTCAAATCCACTTTCAGATATATTCGGTGGTACTACCGAAACAGGAGAGAGTTGGAGTGTTAGTCCACGTATCCGTTTTCGTTCAAAGAAACAGGCACGTGCATATTACAACAATGAAGAAGAAACATACGGATTCGGTCATGCTTCGGGTTCTCTCGTAGCTTACGGATACGATCTTCAGCGTAGAGGCTTCCGTGTATCTGAGCATCCATCATTTGGTGGTGTTCATCATGTTCACGCCCATCATTCGGCTCATTACTCAGGTAATGCTATTGATATTAATATTGGTCGTGGCGTTAGAGAAGCTAATTCAAGATACGCATATAAATTTGATCAGCTCGCATCAGAAGCAAGATCAGCTGGTTATACAGTATACTGGAGAGTGCCTGGTCATTACGACCACATTCATATTCAGAAATAATAATTGGGGAGGCAATGTCCGTGCCTCCCTTCTTACCATTGGAGATTAAATTGAACACAGAGAAAGAAAAAGAAACAAACGTTCCTTCCATAGAAGATTACCATTATTTGATGTTCAATACCGATTTTAATGCATCGTCTACTGGTGATGCTATTTCTTTTATCATTGCTAGAAACTTAATGAATAAAAGTAGACCAAAACAAATTAAGATGATTATTAATTCTCCTGGAGGCGAAGTACCATCTGCTTTTGCATTGATTGACACAATGAAGGGTTCCAAGGTGCCTATATACACATATGGATTGGGAGAAATCGCTTCTTGTGGTCTTTTGACTTTTATGGCTGGCGAAAAAGGTCACAGATATATTACCAAAAACACAGCAATTCTTTCTCATCAATTTTCTTGGGGCACAATTGGAAAAGAACATGAGTTAATGGCTTCTGTTAAAGAATTTAATAACACAAGTCAAAGAATTATAGAACATTATAAAAACTGCACTGGTCAGACAGAAGCAAACATCAAGAAATATCTTTTGCCACCAGAAGATGTTTGGTTAACGCCAAAAGAAGCAATTAAATATGGTATAGCTGATAAGATCGTTGATTTTTATTAATTGGAGATATAGAATGAGTATAATTAGACTTAATATTGAAGATGTGTTTAATGTTGATAGTTCCGAATATGAAATCTTAGCTAATGCTTCTGCTTCTATTAAAGAAGTTGAAGGAGCGGTGTTAGAAATTGGTTCTAGACGTGGTGGTTCAGCTAAAATTATGATGGACGTTTTAGAATCTAATGGGGACACGAATCGTTCTTTCTTTTGTGTAGATCCTTATGGTAATATTGATTTGGAGATTACTAATGTTAACGCCACGAGATTTTACGCAAACAAATACGAAGTTAAAGGAGATCCTCTTTCGAAAGAAGAAACTCTTCCTGCCAAATTCGATTATACTAATACTATGCGTAATCGTGTTGTTCCCTCGCTTTATTACTATGCTTTCAGTAAAGGATTCAATTTTAGTTTCTTTTTCTTAGAGGATACGGAATTCTTTAAACGATACCCCGATGGCGTTCCTGTTTATGATGAAGAAAAGAAAATTGAAGATAAGTTTGCTTTAGTTTTCTTCGACGGTCCTCATACCAATCAGGCTGTTATTGATGAAATTTCTTATTTTTTAGATAAGTCCCCTATTGGAACAGCTTGGGTATTTGACGATATTTGGATGTATGATCATGATATGATCGAGCAAGAATACCTATTTAAAAATGGGTTCGAGATTCTGGAGAAGGGTAATGTTAAAGCCTCTTACGTTAAGAAAAGTTAGTGAAATAACTTTAGAAGTAGTGGCCACTGTTGCTCTTATAGTAGCAGTAGCTATGAACTCTTTAAATTATTATCCACAAAATTTATATATAAATTTGTTTGCTAATGTGTTATGGTTGTTTTTAGGAATACTTTGGAGAAAATGGTCTCTTCTCATAATAGAAGTGGTTGTTATCTTATTATATATTTTTGGTCTAGCAAAATATTTACTTGCGTAAAATATAAATTTATAGTATAATAAATACGTGTCTAAACTATGGAGAATAATATGATGAATCCTGCGTGGAAAAGCGACCTAGAAATTATGGTAGAGAATGATATGATTTCCAAAGGTTATAGTCCTTTGTTGATAGAAGAAATTAACAAATATTGGGAGACGATGTTAGATGGCGATTGAGATTTATTCAAAAGACGGTTGCCCGTCTTGCGTAAAAGCAAAACAGCTTCTAGGAAATAATAACAAAGAATTCGTTGAGTATAAGTTAAACGAAGACTTTAGTCGCGAAGTTCTTCTTTCAAAATTCCCAGAAGCAAAAACCTTTCCTGTAATTGTCGTTGACGGTTTTAATATCGGAGGATATGATCAACTGTTTAAGTATATTACAGAAGAAAAGATTGAAAATCGAAAACTACTAACTGAAAATTATTTTGGAGCGTAATATGTCTGTTCCTTACGATCGTGATATTTTGTTGCGAGATCTTCGCGAAAATGTAATCGAAGTAACTTTTACTAAGGTAAATGGTGAGAGCCGAGTTATGCGTTGTTCTCTGAAGCCAGAAGTACTTCCGGAATCATATTCTCTGACAGAAGAACCCAAAGAAAGAGATTTTCATTCTAAAAATCCTAATGTAATTTCTTGTTGGGACGTGCAGAGTAACGGTTGGAGATCTTTCCGTATCGATTCTGTTAAATACGTTCAAGTTATAGACGCTTTTTAAAATGATAACAGGAATAACTTTCGGAGCTTTTGACTTACTTCATGCTGGGCATGTTGCTATGCTCGAAGAAGCTAAGAGAAAATGCAATCATTTAATTGTTGGATTACACGTTGATCCAACAACAGAACGCCCAGAGACAAAAAACAAACCTATACAATCAGTTTATGAAAGATGGAAACAACTCAATGCAATGCGTGCTGTTGATGAGATTATTCCATATGAGAGTGAACAGGATATAGTTAATATATGTGCTACGTTGAATCTCCAAAAGAGGTTTATTGGTTCCGATTATACTAATAAAGATATAACTGGTATTGGTATTTGTAAAGAACGTGGTATTGAAATTGACTTTATAAAAAGAGTTCATAATTATTCATCTAGCGAATTGAGAGATCGTGTAAAGAACGGAGTTTAATATGGCATTTGTTGAAGAGAATGAAATTTCTGTAAATTCTTTTGGTGGTACAGAAATTACTAAAAGAAGTATTGGTAAGAATATTCCTGAAGAATTAGCACAAGAGTTTCAGATTATTCCTTCCCGTGTTCGTGATTTGAAAGAAGATAAAATTAGAGTTTATTGGGCACATGACCTTTCTCAAGACCCAGAATGTTCAAAGTTCAAAGACGAGAACTATAGAAATAAATTCCATAAGTTTGTTTTTAGTTCTAATTGGCAAATGAACGAATATGCTTGGAATATAAATTTTCCTTTAGATAGTAAAATTCAAGTTATTGAAACACCAGTAGAGCCAATTGAATTTGTCGAGAAACCAAAAGATAAAATTAATCTAATCTATTTTTCGACTCCTCAACGTGGTCTTGATATTCTGCTTCCAGTATTTGAAACTCTAACTCAGAAGTTTGATAATATTCATCTAGATGTATTTTCTAGTTTTAAGATTTATGGTTGGGAAGAAGCAGACAAACAATTTCAGCCTCTTTACGATAAAATTAATCAACATCCTAATATGACTTATCATGGTTTTGCGAAACAAGAAGTTCTCCTTGAGCATTTACAGAAAGCACATATCCTTGCTTATCCTAGTAATTGGATTGAAACTTCTTGCCGTGTGTTAATTGAATCTATGTCAGCAGGTTTATTGTGTGTTCATCCTAATCTAGGAGCATTGTCCGACACATCTGGTGGGCAAACTTTTATGTATCAATATGATCATGAAAAATCAAAACACGCTGAAGTTTTTTATAAGTATTTACATAGAGCAGTTGAAACCGTACAGCAGGAAGATATTCAAAGATATCTTAGGTTCGTAAAAGCATACGCTGATACTAGATTTAATCTAGAAAAAATTAGTACACAATGGGAAACTTTAATGAATGAATTAAAAGATAAATACCCTACAGTTGATTCTAGAAAATTTGCAGAAGAAATGTTTGTATATAAGACATCATGATTATAACAAAAACGCCACTCAGAATCTCTTTCTTCGGAGGAGGTTCTGACATTCCTCAATTTTATGAAGAAAATGAAGGAATGGTATTATCAACCACTATTAACAGTTATATCTATTTGGCTGTTAATAGGTGTGTTGCTTCTCATGTACGAGTTATCTACTCA